GGGGTCCCTCTGGACCCCCCAGCCAAAAGTTTTGGCTGATTTCCACTCCCTATCTACTGACAGGAAGTAATATGGCTCGGTCCAATCGCACGCGATCACTTGATATAGCTTCCAACTCTGGAAGTTACGACAAGTATCTATACTCTTACTATCAAGGAAGAGTAACTGCGACTGGGCCTGCACTGGCTACAACCATGTACGATACCAAAGGGCCTATCAATGAGGACGCGTCTCTCCATCAGATAAAACTGTATGGTGAGCCTTACCGCTTGATGGGCTATTATTGGTCTCCGTCTTACAGGGCTTACTTTAATTACCCTGGGTATCCCGGTTGGGATGCCGGACAGTCCAATAATGAGTTCCTTTGGGTCGCAAATGTCCCTGACTGGAATCTCCTTGCTTCCATGGCGCGATCTCGGTTAAACCCGAACGTGCCACATGTTGACCTATTGGTCAGCATTGCGGAGTTGAGGGAAATTCCTAAGATGATTGCTTGGTTCCGGGACCTCCCTAGGAGGGGAAATGTTAAAACATTCCTCTCCGAATGGTGGTTAACCTGGAACTTTGGCATTCGTCCTATCCTCGCGGACCTATATGGCCTTTCTGGCCTGGCCCAAGAGGTGTCAAGGCGTGCAGCCTTCTTGCAATCTGCAAGTAAGCAAAGGCAGCATGTTAGAAAATCCCTAGGCAGCCACTTCAATATCGGCTTCTACATAGCGCCGAAATATTTGTGGTACTACGGATCCTTTAGTAAAGGAACCCGAAGTTTCAATGCCTCATGGGACTGCTGGTGTACTGCGCAGCTTAAGATCGAGAAGGATCTTTCCCTCTTGTCTGATGCTGAACATGAAGCTTTCATATCCGCACTTGGAATCCAACCATCAATCCACTCACTATGGCAACTTATACCATGGTCGTGGCTTATTGACTGGTTTACGAATCTTGGGGATATCCTGGCCCAAACAAGGAACAGGATACCTTACAAGATTCATCGCCTTAATCTTATGGCGAAGCTCGATGGTCCCGTACGTCACGAGATCACGAGCGGACCAAGTACGGTCTTCATGGTACCTGGAGATATAAGATACCAGGTATTTCGCAGGCAACCATATGCAGCACCGTCATTTCCCACTTACAAAATACCCCTATTGACTTTGGGGCAAATGGGAACTTTGGCGGCGCTAACTAACAACTTCCTGTCGAACGGACGTAAACACGGGTATAGATAACCCGGTCTACTCCACAACAACAAGGAGCAACTGCCATGATTGGCGACACCTTCCCACTGACCTACAAGACCGTCGCGAAGACGCTCTTGAAGATCAATCAGGATAACTACTCGGCAACTTACTTCCTTGCGGAAGCGTTGATCGAGTTCAAGGTTACTATCTCGCATACCATCCCTAAGAAGGGTGGGACGGGAGAAAGCCACCTCGTCCGTCTTGACATCATTGAGTATGATGCTGACGGCGTGGTCCTGAGTGAGCGGGCAACCTGGACAGTCATTAAGACTTTCTTCGGGCGCCAGCACGTTGAC